TGGCACAGCAGCGACAGCAGCAGAAACAGCACAATTATTAGCAAGCACGGGAGCCGTTACAGTAAAAACAATTGCGCTTGGTGTCCTGTCTGGAACAACGGGAATCGCTACCGCAGCCGCACTGCTTTTTAATGCTGCATGGAAAGCAAATCCAATAGGCGTTGTGATTGCTGGCATAACTGCGTTGTCTGCTGCGGTAGCAGGACTAATTGTATGGCTTAACAGGGAATCGGAAGCATCAAGAAAATTAAAAGCAGAAAATGAAAACTTGGCAAGCGCAACTGATGAGCTGTATGATTCTCTTGAAGCTAGTAGTGCTGCTTATGATGATAGCGTTAAATCTATTGATGCGGAAATTGCGGCATCCGAAAAATTAGCTGACAAAGTAACTAAACTGGTAGGGGTTGAAAATAGGTCCGCAGAACAAAAATCGGAATTAAGAGCATATGTTAATGCGCTTAATGATTCCATGCAAGATTTAAATCTGGAATACGATTATGAAACCGATACGCTAAATATGTCCACAGAAGCTATATACATAAAAATAAAGGCATATAAGGAACAGGCAAAAGCGCAAGCGGCGCAAGATCGATATACGGAGATATTAAAGGAACAAATAGAAGTTGAGGAACAATTAATAAATGCACAAAAGCAATTGCAAGATGTGGAGACGGCTTATTACACAAATTCCGAGATTAGCCATAAAGAATATAAAAACAGAATAGAAGAAATAACCGTTACTGAAAAGCAATTGCAAGACCAAAAAGAATCTTTGGCGACCTCATCTGAATATGTTGAAAATGTTATGGTTGATTCATATAAAGCAGAAGCGGAAGCGGCCGAAAACAGCGTGATTTCTCAAATAAGCGCATATGATGATTTGAGTGAAGCATTACAGGCATCGGCAGATATTATCATTGGCTCGATGCAATCAGTAGCGGACTCCTCTACAAGTATGACAAAACAGCTTGAGTTGGATTCTGAAATCACGGCACAAAGCGTTCTGGATACTTTAAAAAATAACCAGACGATGGTGTCAGGGTATTATGATGGTTTGAAAACCTTAATGGAACGTGGCGTGCAAGGCTCTGTCATCGACATATTGAGCGACGGCTCCGAAGAGTCCATGTCAATCGTCTCTGCCTTCAAGGATGCCACAGATGAAGAGCTGCGGGCACTCGTCGAGTCATATGAGACGAATGCCTATTTGGCAGGCGAGGGATACAAGGAGTACTTGCTTTCCACGGGCATGGATTCAGCGACAGCCAACGCCATATATGACGCATATCTGGCAGGGAACGAAGCTTCAATATCGGCTGACTGGGGCGGCATCGGTTCAGGCGCAGCCAATGAGGTCGTCACCAACTTTAAGGAAAGTGCGGACATCACGCCGGCTGTAAACGGCATAGTGGATCCATTTGGCAACCTGTTCAACGCAGCCCTGTCCAATGTGGGGCTGTCAAGCGGCGAAGCGCTGGCAGATCAGACAGGCGCCGGCGCAAGCGGCACATCCGCAGCATTAAGCAGCCCATTGGCGCAGGCAGTGAAGACGGCATCCGATTTTGCGGTGAACATGGCGTCAAGCGTCAAGCCTGGGCTAAGTCAGCTCAATGACTCCTTTACGGCTTCATTCACGCAGCTCAACAGTGTGGTAAGGAACGGCATGCAGTCATTTTCCACAATGGTGACGACAGCCACTACATCGACCTTTTCAAAGATGGTCTCAACGGCTACCAACAACATGACAACTTTTAAGACTAATGTTGTCACAAAGACATCAGAGACGGCGACATCCGTAAGCAATACTTTGGACAATATAGTCAAGACGGTCACCACATGGGGCACGTCATTAGCCACGGCAGGCAAGGATGCGGCTGAAAGGCTGAAAAGTTCCGTTGAATCGACGGCAAGCACGATCTCACTGTATCAGACGGGCGTCGATGCCGTTCAGGGGTTCATCAACGGCGCATCGTCACAAGAGGGCAACCTATACAACCGTATGTACAACCTCTTCTATCAAGCCAAAAAGGCGGCGGCCAACGCGTTAGATGAGCATTCGCCGTCAAGGGAGCTGGCTAAATCTGGAATCAATGCGGTGCTGGGGTTCATCCAAGGCGCAGTATCAAGGGAAAACGAACTGTATGACACGATGGAAAATATGTTTTCGTTCAATCCGTCTGACTTTATTGTTGGAACGAATGTTTTAGCAAATGCAGGAAATGAACGGTCAGCGTTCACAACGGCCGCTCCGGCAAATAATGGCAATAGCGGCGATACGACGATTAATCAATACCTGCAAGCCGCTCCGGCATCCGCAGGAGAGCAGGCGGACGCCACATTAGCGGCATTCAGAAGGGCGAGGTGGTCACTGACATGATAGGAAATATTAAATATAAAAACGCAAACGGCGGGGAGATTGAATTTGACTTCCCCACCGGCATTGTGATAAGCAGCATAGATGGGTTGACAGAAAATTTTGTCAACCTGTCCACGTCACAGGGCATAAATCAAATCGGAACAACTGTAAATGGCGTTGCTGTCGATGAAAAAACATTGACGATAGAAGGGGCATTCTTAGGCTATTCGAATGATAAAGCGGCATTGCTGTTGAATACGATCCTTCCGGAGATCGAAGCGGAGCTGATTTACAATGACGAATGGACAATAACCGTCTATCCGACAGAGACGCCGCACGTTGAGCAGCGGGATTATAGCGCAAGGTTCCAATTTGCTGTTCGTGCCTCATACCCATATTTCAGCAAGACGGAGCAGACGACAACCAGCCTTGTTGGGATTGAGCCGCAATTTGTATTTTGGGATCTGACAAAGCCATACACCTTTGGAACACGCATATCTGCACTTTTTACTAATGTGGAAAATAAAGGCAATGTTGAAGCGTTGTATGGCATCATATTCAGGGCGAATGCGGCGGGCGTGAAATATCCAAAAATAACCAATGCGGTCACGTATGAGTACCTTAGGATAAAGAAGACGATGGCTCTGAATGAAAGGATAATCGTCACGATTAAATCGGATGGGCCATCCGTGGTCTCTGACATAAATGATAGCGTGACTGATATTATTGGTTATTTCGATATTGAAAGCGATCTGTACCGTATGCACCCCGGCGACAATATAATAGCATACGATGCGGAAGAGGGAAAGGGCAGCCTAGATGTTATGATATTCCATAATGTCGGAACTGCATGGGTGCGTGGAAGATGAATCTGTGGGTATATGATCAGGATTTTGTTTTAAAGGGCGGCATCTCCTCTTATAAATATCTGTCTTGGCAAGAGGAGTATCAGAACAGGGGGGTATTTACGCTGATCACGGGCGACACGACTAAAAATGTGGCAATGCTGCAAGAGGAATTTTTTGTATATATGAAGGGCAAGAAAACGGCAATGGTCATAAAATACCGTGAATTCGACAGCAAGACAAGCTCAATAACCGTTAGCGGATACACGACATTGGAATTGATAGACAAGCGTTTCTTGTTGGGAACGTTCAATTTCACGAACGCAGAAACAGGCATGAGGACGATATGGACGAACAACCTAAGATCGCTTCCGGATATAAGATTAGGGGATCTGAAAGGATTCACCGAAACGGTCGATAGCCAATATACGAATAAGCTGTTCCTTGAGATATTTCCAGAGGTTTGCGCCACATCTGGGCTTGGGATAAGGATGCTTTTTGATTATGTAAATAAGCGCCATGTTTTAGACATTTATAAAGGCGTCAATAGATCAATTAATCAGACGACAAATACGCCGGCGACTTTTTCGGATGAGTGGGGCTCATTGGGTGATGTGACGATCATAGATGACAAGAGTGTGTTCAAAAATGTCGCCTACGTTTTTGGCCAGGGTGAAGGTACGGCAAGGATGTATGTGATTGTCGGCACCGCAACAGGGAGAAACCGCTTTGAGCTGCCGATTGATGCTCGTGACCTGCAATGGCAGGATGACCCAAGCGCAGAGAATTACCAGACCCAAGCGCAATATTTGAATACTTTAAGGGCCAGGGGGATAGCGAAGCTTAATGAGCACAATCAATTAGTCAGCTTCAAGTCAGAGATCACCGCCTTAAAAGATTTTGGCGTCAAGTATGATTTGGGAGATATCGTCACGTGCCGCAGCCAAAGATATCAAATGCAACTTACCACACGCATCACCGGATTTGAGCACCGGATAGAAAAAAATGTATCGAAAATATATCTGATCTTGGGGGAGCCCACGATCACAGCGATAGGAGAGATGAGATTATGGCTCAGCTAGGAATACCGATCAACGGGCATACATATGATGCCAACACAGCCGGTAGATGGATATATGGGCGCACAAATGGCATATTCAGTTCGGACACCGATCTTATAGTGACGCCTGGAGGTGGGATGAATGTCAACATCTCCACAGGCGCAGCGTGGATGACGCCATCTAAATTCTTGGGGATATGCTACACGAATGATGCGGTTGAGGTATTGACGCATCAGCTAGCCGGCAACACGCTGCCCCGAATAGACAGAATAGTCGTCCATTGGAATGTCACCGAGGTAGGCACGCATCCATATTTGATGATAAAAAAAGGCACTGAATCCTCAAATCCTGTTGCCCCGTCGATAGACCGCACCGCATCATCGTGGGAATTGGCGATAATGGATGTCAGGATACCGGCAGGAACGCTTGTCATAACGCAAGCCATGTTGACTGGAGACAGGCGGCTAGACCAAAATTTATGCGGAATTGTGGAGAGTGGCATCAAAAGCATACCAACGCAAAACTTATATGATTCATGGTGGGCTTGGTTCTCTGAATTGCAGACAAGCGCAGAAGAAAAGGTGGCAATATTAACGGAATGGATAACAACCTTCAAAAATGAAAATATTGATGGGTTGGAGGAGTGGCTTACTACTTTTAAGGACACAAGCCTTGCTAACATGAATAATTGGTTCAACTCAAACACGTCAAGTTTTGAAGCACAATTCAACTCATGGTTTTCCGACTTGCAGAACACGCTAGACGAAAACCAAGCAACTAATTTATTTAACAGGATAGATCAACATGAGCGATTGACTCTAACAGTCGATACCGTCCACGGAATGCGTCTAAATGAAGGCAGATTTCAGATATTTGATGGCATAGGTTGGCTGACATTAGCAAGAGTCCAACAAGGATTAACTGCAGCTTATGCAGACGAAAAGCAAATGACAGCACTAGAGTTTGACTTATTACAATTAACAGCAAATCAATTTGATAATTTAGTAGAAAGAAGGAATGAGTAAAAATGGCTACATCACTGCAAACAGACAATATTGGATTGGGTATATGGTCTCCATCAGACACTATTCAAACTGCGGATGTCAATTCAAATATGGGAATTCTAGATAAGGAGATTTCAGGCATAAAAGTAGCATCAACAATAGAAGACATAGAGATCACTGTAAATATAGCAGATCTCCAAGCAACTATTGATTCACTTCCGAAGGTAATTAACCACAATGTCATTATTAATGTAAACGCCGGTACTTATGCAGGGGAAATAGTAATAGAAAAGTTTATGGGAGTTGGCACGATAAGCATAATTGGGGCATCAGTATCTGGAGCAACAACCCATAATGTATCCAATGTGATAATAAGGGAAAATACATTGAGGGATTTCAGCGTGGAAGGATTAAGAACGACAACAGGAACGACTTTTTGTTTTCAAATTGAATACAATAGTTCCTTGAGGGTAGTCCTTAATAATAATACGGCAACATCCGGAAGCTCTGCAACCGCAGATAACTACGGAATCCGAGCTTATGCGACTAGTTTGGTGTTCGTCAATAACGGAAATGTATTTTCAAACAAAAATAGGGCGATATACTGTGCATATGGGAAAATTATCACGAACAATAATTCTGGAACTGGTAATAATATCGCATATATGGCAAATAATGGGGGTGCAATTCATCAAATGACCAGTGCGGCCACCTTGACCGGAACCACGCTAAACACAAGAAGTTCTGGAGGGTACATAATGAAAGCCGATGGTACTTTTGTATAAATAATGATAAATAAACCCAATACGAAAAGGAGAAAAATCATGAAACTAAATTTACCAGTTAGATTAAAAAACCCAATTTTTATTTTTCAGCTGATTTTGGCGATTTTAACGCCAATATTGGCTTATGCCGGTCTGACGGCCCAAGACATGACGTCATGGGGTGCCGTAGGCAGTCTGTTAATAGGAGCGATAAGCAATCCCTATGTGCTGTCATTAGTGGTGGTAAGCGTATGGAATGCGCTTAATGACCCAACTACAAGCGGGGTATCAGATAGTGATCAGGCGCTTACGTACACGGAACCCAAGAGCGAGTAACCGCTCTATTTTTATGTAAAGAAAGCGAGGACAAGAATGGAAAAATATTCAAGTGAAGCACTTAAGAAGGGAATCGCCCCCGAAAAATCCGTCGATGAAATGACGGCAAAGGAAATCAGGGCATTTCAAGATAGCCTAGACCCAGACTTGATGGGTTTTGATGGTCAGGAAGGAATGGTGACAGAGGATGCTTAATATCAATAAAAATCTATCAGTCATCAACTACAATGCCGGCAATATCTCAAGGGTAAAATATATTGCCGTGCACTACACCGCAAACAATGGAGACACGGCATATAACAACACTGTCTATTTTAAGTCCGCTTATAGGGGCGCATCAGCAAATCTTTTTGTTGATGAAACATCCATTTGGCAATCAGTGGATGATAAAAATATTGCATGGCATATCGGAACATCAGGCAAATATTATCACGCATACGCAAGAAATAGCAATACGATAGGCATTGAGATGTGCAGCAGGATTGGTTCAGATGGGAAATATTATATTCCCGAAACAACGCAAAAGAATACGGCTGAATTGGTCAAATACTTGATGAATAAGTACAATATTCCGATCGCAAATGTCTTACGCCATTATGACGTGACCCATAAGAGCTGTCCGGAGCCCTTCGTCCGGGTACCTTCTCAATGGACTAATTTCAAGGCACTTATAACAGGAGCTACGACAAGCACTGTCACAAGCGGTTCCAGCACGACCGCAAGCGCAGGAACCACATATATAAAGAATAACAGGGTTGGGCTTGTGCAGACAGCCTTAAACACTTCCTATAAGTCCAACCTTATAATTGATAAGTCATGCGGACCAGCTACGCAAAAGGTTATTACGGCGCACAATCTGGCATATTATGGAGGTGTGGAGCCTTATGGCGCATATGTAAAAGTCGTGCAACAGATGCTTAATGACTTAAGTTACAATTGTGGAAATGCGGACGGCTATTTTGGCAAAAAGTCAAAGGCGGCGGCACTGGCATATCAAAAGGCTAATGGACTTAGTGCGGATGGCATTGTTGGGTTAAATACTATGCTGTCAATGCTCAAAAAATTCAATTAAGATAAAAATAGCATATCTGCCGGAATACATTTTAGGCATTCCGGCAGATGGCTAGATAGGAAGTGATAGCATGATATTAGCATCAGGCATAGACCCAGGCACAATAACTTTAATCGTGGCAGTCGTCAGCTGCCTGCTTTCAGTAATCTCCATGACAAGAAGTGGCGGCTCCACCCACGAGAAAGAAGGAGAAAGGTGGGGGGCTTTTTCCACGGAAATCAAAGTAGAAATGAAATATATCCGTGGAGATTTGGAAGAGATAAAAGCTGCAGTAAATAAGACGGAGGAAAATTCAGACAATGCGCTCAAAGAGTTGAAGAAATCATTCAAGGACAACGTTTCGTATCTCCATGAGCGGATTGATCAACATTTACGAGATGAACATAATCAGACAATACCAAAGCGTAAACCATAAATAAGGAGATTCGATGAACATCGACGATAAAATTGAAAAAGTAGAGGAAAAGATAGATAACATAAGCCTTGCAACGGAAGTTCTTTGTCACACTAAAGA